GGCCAGTTGCAACTGGGTTTGAGCCATCATGATGCGCTGGGCGCTGGAATGAACGTTGGGGTCTGCCACCGGCAGAACGTCCACACGGTCATCAAAGTCGTTTTTGAAGATCTTGCGATCGCCGCCTTCTACCTCGTACGGATACTCGTCCGGTAGATGCTTGGCCATGCAGTTAGCCAACAATTCAAACTCAAGCTTCTGGGCATAGTGCAGACGCTTGTGGATGCCCGACATAACATTGGCACCCTTTTCTAACATTGCTATTGTTGTACCCACTGCGGCCTGTTGGTTACCATCACCAACCTGCATATCAGCAATGCTGGCGAGCCTGCGACCACTGTCAATACAGAATCCCATCAGGGTATACAGCGTCTGGCTTGGCTCCTTGTACGGCAGGGGCAGCAATGACGAACTTAGGTCCGCGCCGCCCGCATCCACGTCACGCCACTCACCCGGCTGGAGAGGATCATCATCGTCCGCGATCCTCAGACCACGGGCTTTAAAGCCTGCTGGCAAGTTAGCCAGCGTACCCGCATCCAGCAACTGCCTTAGTGCGGAGGTGGCAGCACGGTTGAGATTACCGATGAGATGTACAAGGCCATAGCCCATACATCCAGGGCCGGGAAGAAACATGTAGTGAACATAATATTGCTCCGGGCAGCAAGCTTCGTCTTCTTCCTTCCAGTTACGATAGATCGCCAAGACCTTGCCGCTGTCCTTGTCTACCGTAATGATGTAAGGCTTCTTAATCCCATCCTTGTCTTCAAACCCAGGGATGTCGTACAGAATGTGCGCTTCTAAGAGCGTGTATTCCTCGTCCATGTACCCCGGACTCTGGCCAGAGACACGGTCTTGCGCATCCGTGATTGGAGTTTCGCGAGGCGTAACCGGCGCTTCCTCCATCTCAAGGTCCAGATAAACGCCTGCCACCTGTGCCTTACGCAACGAGTTAGCCGACATAGGCACAACCTGAATACAACGCTCATTTTCCCAAGGATTGCTCGAACCATGGTAGGGCATCACAAAGTTGTCTGGCGTAATGAACGGCGACACACAACGCCGCTTGCTCTTGTCAAAATAAACCTTCTTGAAGGCCGACCCACCATAGCCCACGTACCAAAGCATCTGGTCGAAGTCCGGTGTGTACTCCTTCATCACCGTGGTGATCTCGTAATTCATGTAATCCTTGACCCGCTTAGCCTGAGCCTCGCGCGAGCGGTTGGACTTGCCAATCACGGACGTGCGCACGGGCCCGCCAGGGGGCATGAGTTCTTTCATCGCCTGAGCCGAGAACTGGGTAATCGCCTCTGTCAGCAAAGGCACCGACACACCAGCCGCGCCACGGAAGGGCTTGGTACGCATCTCGTACTGGAATCCAAGGCTCTTAAATCCTTCGGCGTAGGTGCGCTCCCACTCGTCGCGTGAAGCAACGTCCGAGTCAAAGTACTCAAGGATCTCCTCACCGATCTTGGCCAGATCAGAAGCATCCATGTACTGCGCCAAGTTCTCGTAGTGCTTAGTTTCCTTGACCTCTTCCTCTTCGCCCATGGTGATCGTGGCACTGCCATCGGCGCCGATCTCAATACTTACACCCTCGTCTTCGCCTTCCGGCTCTTCTTGCTCAATCTCAACGTCAACTTCAGGCGCGAGCATTTGCTCTTGGCCCACGGCTTCAAGAGCCTTTTCGATGTTATTTAATGAATTTTTCTTGGCCATCACACTGCCCGATCATATAAAGGTTTATCTACCATGCCGCCCTTGGCAAATCTCATGCCTTGTGTCATTACCCGTTTGGCCGCATCTTCATCAATGTAAACGCCAAAACGAGTGGCGTTCTCTCCTTCTTTACCCGGAAAAGTAAATTGTTTTATTTCAAATCCCGGACCTAAGTCTTTTAGTACTTGCTTTAAATTTGGGCCAAGTTTTTCATATAAATGAGCCTTAGAAGAGTCAGTACCAGGAAACAATAATAATCCTTTGCCTCGTTTCATCGCTCCATAAATGGCATTTTTTATCATCAATTGTTGTATTATTTGTCCGCTTTTACCCATTCCAGGGTAGGCTTCTTCTAGGTCTTTTTTGTATGTTGGGTTGGGTCTTTCATCAATAACTTCCCCAGTTTTGGGGTTTTTTAGTACGATAGTTGGGCGCGTATCTCTAAACCTATCTGACTGAAGTTCCATAACTAGCATGGCACCTCGGTTATTATCTTTCAACGGAATATTGAAAGAAGTTATTTGCTCCGGAGTAAGATCAACAAACCTGCTAAAAGAAATGGGATTGTCTTTTGTAATGGTGGTGTGTGCTCCCGGATAAATAAACTTATCTACGTTTTCTCTTCTTACTTTGTCAGCAAAATTTTCTAGCTCGTCATGTACGGCGCCCACCATGTTTATTTTGTTGTCAAGTATTAGATAATTATATCTATTAGCCGTTTTTACTAAACGCTCTCTTACTCTTGCTTCATCTTCTGAAAGCTTACGTGGAATCATAGAAGATGCTGTTATGTCGTTAGTTTTTTTGTCGAATTCTTTTATCGTTTCGTAAAAGGTAGGAAAATCCATAAGAGTTGGGTCAGAAGAAGTTATAAATTCTCTTCTTTCTGCTACATCAAATAACGAGCGCAAGTTTTCTAACGCATTGTTTTTAATTTTAAGCAAAAGTTTATCAGCATCTTTTTGAGAATACTTGTTTACTTTTTTCCAAGCGTTATATTCGTCGCTAAGAATGGGGTACAAAAGATCATCTTTTTCTTTTTTAAATTTTGGTGCAAAATCAATTATTTCATCTGCGTATTTAATGCTTTCATTTATTCGGTTAGCAGATGGAGGGTCAAAATCTGATAACTTATCTACAGCAGATTTAATTCGATTTGTCAATCTTCCCCAATCCGAAACCAGTTGTTCCTGACTTCCATCCTCTTTTGACAAAGCAAAATTTTGTTTAAATTGGGGTATTTCATTATTGGTAATCCTCAAGTCATCAAGTTGTTTAGACAACGCAGTGATTTGTGAGGGAGTCTCTAAGGAAAGATTAATTGTGCCAACTTTGTTGCCCTTGCCCTTAAGGGGGTTGTCTTGAGAAACCCAAAGACCCCTTTGGTTTTCTTCGGTAGGCTCTATAATGTTAGATAAAAATCTTTTTGGTGAAGTTTCTTTCAATCCATCCAAAATTTGTTGCGGAGTTAATTTAATTTGGTCTATGGGCTGAGAGCTAGTATTTTTTATCCTTTCTACGAATTCGTCTAAACGATCTTTTTCGTATCCACGAGCAGTTTTATTAACCCGGTTTACAAATTCTTGTAGCCTAACCGGGCCAGGTAAGTCTGCCACTATTCTTTCTAGCTCTCCAACAAAAGGTGTATTTTCTCCTGGACGTAATAGGCTATAGTCAATTTCCTTGCCCGGTTTTACTGCTAGTGACAAAACCCCTTGCGACTCTAGCCGTTCTCTGAGCGGATCGTAGGCAACATCTTCCGGCACGCGAGAAGCCGCTGCCCGAATTTTTGCGCGATCAATCGGCCCAGTGGCTATGTCCGCAGCTTGCCGCGCCATGGCCCCAACAGGATAAGGACGCTGCAATTGAACCTGGGGCAGCGCTACATCAAGCTTTAGATCTTGCGCAAGACGGCCTATGCCCTGGGCGTACTCTTGCCCAGCCTCGGTCCGTGGTTCGTACATAAACCGACCCGGAGAAATATCTTTGGCAGGAACTCCCCGTGCCACGTCATACAGAATAGAAGCGGGAGCCGTCAGACCAGACGCAACGGTGCCAAGCGCTTCCGCCCCGCCAACTACCCTTTGAAGCGGTGTGTACACTTGGTCCGGGGTCGGTGCTTCGCGAATAACTCTCCCCTGCGCGTCCACGCGCGGGACTTCACTCATGGTGGGCACAGAAACTCCTGGCCTAACCATGGGAGCAATGGGCTCTTCCGGTGGGGGCAGTAACGTTCCAACCATCATCTGGTTATAGTCTACTTCGCCACCTTCTTGGAACCGCTGAACATAACGTAAGTTCGCGCCGTAGTTTGCTTGTGGCATCTGCCCCTGACGAGGGACATAGTATCCTTGAGCTTGGACCTGTCCCATCTTGCCCACCGGAGCGGTATACGATCCCTGTGCAGTAACAGGCATCTCCAACCTACCAAACGGGGTTTGCATAGGCGCACGCTTTGACACACCGACCTCGTACCCACCCTGCGGGCCAACATTTCCGTACGTCGCACCCACCTGTGACACCGCCATCCGATTTGGACTCACATCCACATAAGGCCTAACCGGTCCCGCCTGTGTCGAGGCCCTTACGTCCACGCCGCCCATGCCGGGAACAAACTGTGCCATTACAGGTCCGACGTTTGCACGCATGTTAAACAACATGGCTTGCGCTCTCTTGAACGCCTCGTCACGTTCTTCCGCATTCATTGCGTCATCTTCCGGCTTTTCTTTAAGGCTGGCTTCGCCGCCCTCGGCAAACGTTCTTGGCATTCTCGGTACAGCACGGGAGGGTTGTTTTTGCGGAGCTTGTGCTTGGGCCATTACTTTAAACGGATCAATGGTCTCATCAGGAACAGCCTGGGCTATGATCTTTTGAATCTTGGCCGCCCCTCCGCCCTGCGCTTCTTCCATCATCCGAACC